CACCCATGTTATCTGCTTACTATGTTAAGCAATTTGGCATACTTCCTACAATTATACCAAACACTATTGCACCTGAAATAACACGCTTTACTACAAAGAAGCAACCATCACGATTTACTCGCTTTGGATTTATTGCAGGTACTTTTCGTGAGCGCGATGCAGCGTTAATGCACAAAGGCATTCAGCGTTCGTTCAAGGATCAGGAGTTGAAAGGCAAATGGCAGTTGATCCAAACCTTTAACGCGCACGGTAGCTATGCTGAGCAGGAGCGCAACTTCACCAACAATTACACGAACGTATCGGAGTGGTATCGGGACTATCTTAAGAAGTTTATCGAGCAAGGCAACCATGTTGCGAATCAGCAATGGTATAAGCGCGTATGGGCTATGGATGCTGTTAACTACGGTAAAATGTATGAGGAAGTTGATGTGGCTTTAATTCCTATGCAGCACGGTGTATTTAATTCCTGCAAATCAGAGTTGAAGTTGATCGAGGCAGGATTTACCGGGTGCGCTGCTATTGTATCGGATGTGATGCCGTATGCACCATATTTACAACACAACGTCAACTGCATATCTACTAATGAGGATCAGGGGTGGTATCGCGGTATTCGTGAACTGACTTTGAACAAAGAATTACGTCATAAGTTAGCTTGGAATCTTCAAGAGACAATGTTTGAACACTTTAACCACAACCGCGCGGATGCAGCGGTACACACACTACTTAACACATTATGAAGATCGGTATAGGGGTAACAGGATGCACACGACCTGAACACGTACAAACGTGCGTGGATGAGATTAAAAAGCACACGCAATTGGATCACAAGTTAGTCGTAATGATTGACGAGAAAAAGAAAGGCGTTGCATGGAATAAGAATCAATGTCTTGAAGCGTTGCAGGATTGCGATTATGTATTTTTATTTGACGATGATTGCTTCCCAAGAGCCAAAGGGTGGGAGACTTTCTTTATTGAGCATTCAAAGCGGACGGGAAACCAACACTTCATATATCAACACGAGACATTGCAGGTTACGCAAATCAAATGCATAGACGACATTGCACAATACAACAACTGCAACGGCTGCATGATGTTCTTTACCCGTGCTTGTTTAGATGGCATTGGTAGCTTTGACGAGTCATTCGGGGTATATGGATTTGAACACGCTGACATGAGCGTACGTGCTAACTTAGCAGGATTCACACAAGCAGACTTTGTTTGTCCTATTGGAGCAAGTCAGTACGTCTATTCTTTGGATTTGGATAACTACATCGAATATCCTATCGAGCATCGTCCATCTTTATTCCCTGATGAAATAGCACATGCTGTAAAGGTTAGCCGTGATAGATGGGTTAATAAACTAAACAACGAACTAAAACCAAAACAAGATGAAAAAGATTCTGATTAAGTACGCATCCCGTCAACGCCCGGATAAATTTGCGCGTGGTATGGATAGCATCATGAAGGCGACAAACAAAAGTCGCATCACCGTGTTGGTATCATTAGATAAAGACGATCCTGAATTACTGCAATATCACCGCGTAATGGAACACAATCCCGATCTGCGTGTTATTTGCCTGATAGGCACTTCATACGGTAAAATAGACGCTATTAACCGTGATATGCACACATTACAGGATTGGGATATATTGGTTAATTTCTCCGATGACATGGTGTTTACGGTAGATGGGTGGGATGATATAATTGAGCAGCAATTTACTGACGAACCTTTGTTTTTGCATTTGCCTGACGGACATCAGAACGAGAATATCAGCACGATGTCAATTATGAATAAAGCATACTACAATCAGGACGGATACATTTACCATCCATCTTACAAATCATTATGGTGCGATGTTGAAGCAACGGAGGTGGCAAAGTTACGCGTTCAGCACAAGTACGTTAACGTTCGCATTTTCGATCATTTGCACGTAGCATGGGGTAAGGCTGAATGGGATGCGTTGTATGTTAAGAATGAGAACCGTGAACTTTGGAATCATGACGAGCAAGTTTACCACACACGTAAATCAAAGAATTATGAATTACAGCCAAAATAACGAGCAAGAAATAATCCTGAATTACTTTGCCGGTAAGACGGGCAGGTTATTGGACATTGGAGCAAATGACGGTAAGACTTTCAGCAATAGTTACGCACTTATTGAACAGGGGTGGGGTGGTATCTTGGTTGAGCCATTGCCATCTTGCGTAAAAAAGTTAAAGAAGTTGCACGGTGAAAATAACAAAGTAACAATCATTGATGCTGCTATTGTTTCCGTACCTACTGATGAAAAGATAAAATTTTATGTTAATGATCCGCACATACCTAATGATGACGGGTTGCTTAGCACGGCTGTTGTATCGGAGAAAAATCGCTGGAAGGGATTAAACTTTAACGAAATCGAAGTTGACGCATACACCTACACCGATTTATTCGACGGTGAAAAATTTGACTTTATCAGTATAGATGCTGAAGGTATGGACTATGCGATACTTAGACAGATCGACTTAACTAAGACGGAGTGCAAGTTATTATGCGTAGAGTTTAATGGTGTCAACCCACAAGTATACCTTGACTATTGCGCCAAACACGGAATGCAAGAAATTCACCGGAATAATGAAAATCTAATCTTTGCAAAATGAAAACTATTGAACAATACATAGCTGAAATTATTGACGAGAAGGACAAATTATTATTTTTTGAATTTGGAATGTACGATGCGTATCACACGTATATTATGCTCGACATGATTCCGAGTAGCAAGAAATTTGAGTATCATGGCTTTGAAATGATCGACTGGCTATACAATCAAATAGTTGATAAGAAAAAAACATACGCAAACGGTCAGATGCATTTGGTTAACAAAGCAATATCCGATAAAACAGGTGTTAAGAAGTTTTATAAGTCGGGAGGCAAACGTGATGAAAATGGACAACTAAAAGAACACTATTATGGCAGTAGTTCAATAGTTAAGCCCGTAGAAGTTACAAACGTATTTCCGGCAATGAACTTTACTGAGTCGCAAGTGGAGTGCATAAAATTAGACGATTACGTGAATGAGTCAGGGTTAACTGGCAAAGTGATTGATTTTATTTGGGCAGACATTCAAGGAGCGGAACATCTGTTAATTAAAGGCGGAGTTAATACCTTCAAAAATGTAAGATACTTCTACACGGAATACTGCGGTAAAGAATGGTATAAAGGCAATAAAGATGCGAAAGGAATACAAAGAATGCTACCATATTTTGAAGTCGTGCAAGACTTTGGCGGTGATGTGTTACTGAAAAATAAAAACCTATGATGTTATCAATTTTAATTCCTACCGTACCACAAAGATCGCGGTTGCTTATTCAGCTATTAGATGAGTTGAATAAACAGATACAGGACTGCAGCGCGTTCGATGTTGTGGAAATAATAACCGACGATGCGCCTGTTGGAAGTAAAAGTACCGGGCAAAAAAGAAATGACCTGCTCGACAAGGCTAATAACAAATACGTGTGGTTTATTGACGATGACGATATGGTAATGAAAAACGCAATTCGCAACATATTGACGGCGTTGGATCAAAACCCTGACGCGTTGGGAATAAATGGCATCATTACTACGGATGGAATTAACCCGAAAAAGTGGTACATCAGCAAAGATTTAGAGTATATGGCAGACACGATAAATGGCAATGAAGTATATCTAAGACCAACTAATCACATAACGCCTGTAAAAAAAGAGATTGCACAGGCTATAAGATTTGAACACAAAAGCAACTTTGAGGACTACGAATACTGCATGAAGTTGAAAAATGCAGGTTTAATAAAGACTGAGGTTAAAATTGACGAGCCTGTTTACCATTATCAGTACTTGTCAACAAATAAACTATACTAATGAAAGTAGCTGTTTGTTCATACGCGAGTGCGTGTCATAAGTTCGGACGCGATAAAAGCCAAAGATACTTTAAGTATGCTGAACGGTTAAGGGATGGGTTGACGGGTGTAGACTTTTATCTATTTACTGAAAACAATCTTGACCATCCTAACCATAGCGAAGTGCCGTATGCCTTCAAACCATACGCTATTGACAAACTGCGAAAGGAATACGATATTGTCATCTGGGCAGATAGTTGCGTGTACGCAATAAAACCGATAGACAAGTTTATCGAATACATCAAGATAAACGGGTTTGCATTCTTTGATAACATCGGATTCAGGATTGGCGATTACACTTCGGACGAATGCTTAAACAACTTAGGCATGAGTAGAGATGAATCATTTAATCACCCGATGATTATGGCTTGTTTAATGGGATTCAATTTCACAAATGACAAAGCAGTAAAATTATTTGATGCATATTACCAAGCCACAAAAATTAAAGGTTGTTACGAAGGCGATTGGTCTAATCAATTTAACCAAGTAAGTCAAGACAATCGAGTGAAGGGACACAGGCACGATCAGTCGGTCATGAGTGTCTTATTAGCTAAAGAAAAAATAAAGCCTTTGCATCCTCATTCTACATTTTTTGCGTATTACGGCAATCCCGGTCATTTACCACACGCTCAGACAGTTTGTTTACTTTCACAAGGCTTTTAACATGATCAACTACGAACTAATAAAGTCAGCTACGGGAGACATCGTGCAGATAGGATGCGAGGATATTGCCAAGCACACCGAACTAATGAACTTTTGCCGTCGACATCGCAAACGATTAATAACATATTGCCTAACGGAAACGGATAAAGAAAACAGCAACTATCACGGAACGTACCACATTCAAAGGGTGTGGGATGCTTCGGTAGACCTTAGTAAATTCTCATACATAATCGAAAACAAATAAACATGGAACAGTTATTAATTTCAGCATTGATCGGAATAGCATCGTATTGGTTTGTAGGTATGACCTTAATACCGTCTCAAATCCTGCTCAAATACACGGGTAAAATACACATGAAGCCGTTTACCTGCGAGTTGTGCATGGCGTGGTGGATAGCCTTAGCCGTTAACATTACGCTATTCTGTAATTTTAGTGATATGAAGTCCATCGTATTAGCGGTACTTATGAGCGCGTTTGCTTCGTTTGTTGCCGTTTTAGGAATGGAGTTCCACAAAAAGCTACAGCGATGACCGAGAAGCAATACAACTTTTTAGCACCGCACATGGACGCTATTAAGCGATTCAAGTCAGTAGGGCAGGAGGTCAGCACCGCACCGCGTGAGCCGATGCGGCAGGTGTACATGGAAATATACAAGGAGCTATTACCGCTATCTTGTTCATCCTGCATCAGACATTTATACGAACGAATTAACGAACACATAGAAGAATATGAGCGAAACAGGTAGAGACGAAAAGGGAAGGTTTACTGAACGCAACATTTGGTCGCTAATCAAAAAAAATGTAGGCAGACCGCGTTTATGGGAAACACCCGAAGAACTTTTAGCGGCAGGTTTATCTTATTTTGAATGGGCAGATGACGTTTATAAGGGTAAATATGCTGAAGCGGATATGCGTTTGTACTTAGGGTTTCACAACCGTACATCGTGGCATGATTACAAACATAATCCCGAATTTGCTAACGTTATATACATATTAGAATCGATCATGGAAGGCGACACGGAAAAGAAATTAATGTGGGCAGCATCGACTCAGGGCGCGATATTTAAATTGAAAAACAAATTCGGTTGGAAGGACGAAGTAACTCAAAACCAAAACATAACTAATGTCCAAGCATCTTTCGGTGAAGTTGTACCGTCCGCATCAGAATCAGCAAAAGATTCATGATTCAATAAACGGTAGTAACCACAAATACTACGTGCTTAACATTGGTCGTCAATTCGGTAAAACGATGTTGGCGATGAATCAGCTATTTTATTGGATGTTCAATAATAGCGGCTGCAAATGCGCGTGGATTTCACCCGTTTACAAGCAGTCCAAGAAAGTATTTGAGGAAATGGTGTTGGCATTTGAAGGTACGGGATTAATCGAAAAGAATGCAACGGAGTTAACTATTAAGATCGGCAAATCTTCGCTTCAGTTCTTCAGCGCGGAACGTTACGACAACATCCGAGGCTTTACATTCGATTACCTTGTATGCGACGAGTTTGCGTTTATGGACGAAGCAGCATGGACGGAGGTGTTACGTGCTACGGTACTTGTCAAAGGTCGCAAGGTGTTGTTAATTAGCACACCGAAGGGTAAGAATCATTTTTACAACCTTTACAACTTGTCAGGGGTAAACGATCAATATAAGTCGTTCCGGATGAGTTCGTACGATAACCCGTTAATCAATCCACAGGAAATTGACGATGCGCGGTTGACATTACCTGACCATGTATTCAGACAGGAATACTTAGCTGAGTTTATCGACGGTGGTGCTGGTATCTTTGCGCCAAAGTGGGAAGAGGCTGCAGGTGGCACACGTTTCTTTGCAGGTGTTGACTTAGGTAGGGCGGATGACTATTCGGTACTGTCGATTTTTAACGAGCAAGGCAAACAGGTGTACATTAATCGCTGGAGACATAACACGTGGGCAAATATCACACGGGAAATAACTACCGTAATTAATCAATTTAACGCACGTGCATTTGTCGAGGTTAACAGTATCGGTGATGCGTTAATAGATCAAATAAAGCAGCAATGCCGTAACCCGCAAAACATAGAGCCGTTCGTAACAACAAGCAAGTCAAAGAATGACGCGATTGAGCAGTTGGCGGTTGCTACACAAAATGGTGAGGTAACATTCTTACCTATTGACTGGTTGCAAAAGGAGTTTGACGTGTTTACCTTTGAGTACAATGCTAAGTCAAGGACGATCAAATACGGTGCGCCATATGGATTCCACGATGACGGTGTAATGGCTACGGCAATAGCGTATAATTGCTTCAAAGAAAGTAAAGGACATCAATTCTCAATACGATATTAACATGAACTATCAAAAATTAAAGGCAGGTCAATTAGGCGACTTTTTCCGCATTGCAGCCGTACAGCCCAAAGACGAAGTTGAACAATTGGATAAGGACGTTGCATTGCTATCCATGATTCACGGAAAGCCTGACAGCTACTTCACGAACTTGTCATTCAAGGACTTTAACGAATACCGTAAGCAGTTGTATGCGTTGCTATCAGTCGAGCCATCAGCGCGTTACATTCCGGCATTTAAGGTTAACGGGTATAAATTTACCTGCCTACCTAACGTGAACACGATCAAAGTGCATCACGAGCAGGACGTAAAGATGCTGCGACTAAATGCGGACAACCTATACGACAAGCTACCTTACATCGTGGCTATCTTTTCCGAGCAACGTAAGCAGCTATTCAAAAAGAATCTGTCATTTGTTGATAAGTGCGAACTATTCAAAAAACATCTACCTGCAGACGTGGCAATCGGTATTGCGCTTTTTTTTTGCGCGGCATCAAAGAAACTCGAACCGCTTATCGCAACCTATTTGGAGGAACTAACAGACAAGCTGGAAGCGGAGGTGAACAAGGCGTTAGCATCCATGAACATTGGGGATGGCAATTAAATATCTACGAGATCACGAACGGGGATAAGACAAAAGAGGATGCGTACTGGAACATGACGCTTATTGAGTGGTATAACCGCTTAGCACTAATGA